CGCAATCAGATCAGCCGCTTGGGTGCAGGAGATGACTGGCATATCAATGATCAGCTAGGATAAACCACGCGACTCCGTTGGACATGATCGTCACGCTGTTCCACTGCGGAGTCAGCGTATGCGTCGCGGCACCATCAATCGTCTCCGCTGCGTAACCGTCAACAATGACCGCGTTCGCGCCGGAATTGATGCGCTTGAAGGCATAGATACGACCTGGAACCAGCGCCGCAGGAGGCAGTGTCATCGTAATCGCACCAGCCGTCGCATCGGCGATGATGAGATAATCACCGCTCACCACATTGCCGCTGGTCGTCACGCTACGATACGCACCGCGCGTCGCGCCGCCTCCGGCTAGATACGTCGCAATGCGATTCTCCAGAGCCAGCTTGGCCAGCTCAATCTCGCGCGGAGAGCGACACCCCAGCGACGCCGCCTCATTGATCAGCGTCTCTGCCTCGTCGCATGTGATGTTTGGCATATCGGTTTCCTATCGATTGATCAGCGCATCGGACCGGCACCGCGTCGCATCACCTCGGCTATGAAACCGGGAGGGCCGGAAACCTCCGCCTCGTTCTCAGATTCCATCTCGCCGTCATCCTCACCGCCCTGCTCGGCCATCTTCTTGCCCTTCGATTGCTTCTCGTAACCGGGGATGGCAACGCCATCAATCTCAATGACTTCAGCTTTGCCACCTTTGCCGAGAACGATAGTCGCCATCGTCTGGAAAGCCTCGCCTTCCTTCAGATTCTCGGGAATTTCAACGCCTTTGGGGATGGTAAAAACCGGCATGAAGGGAGCATCACTTCGTGGTCGTTGGTGTCAAGGCTAATGCGAAAAACCCCCCACCAGCCTTTCGGGCCGATGAGGGGCTGCCTCGCATAGAGGCTTTTAGACAAACAACCTATGAGTCAATCCGGTCGATAGGCTGAGACGAGGATGCGTCGATGGCAAGAGGCATTTTTGAACCTTTTGAAATGTTCTCGAACGCGGTTAGCGGCTGAAGGTTTGTCCAGTGGCAAAGCCTCTTCACTTCCTCTGGTGACTTCGCTGAAATCAGCGGAACGATATGGTCGATGTGCCAGTAACTTCCGTAGTTCTGCCATGTCATACCTCGCCTGAAATTCGACTCCAGGTGCTTGCGAAGATCATCCTTTGAACAGCCAATGATTTCGAAGCTGCTCATCTCTCCTTTCTGGCCAACGTCGAGATATCGCCTGATTGAGCGACGCATGGAGTTGGCCATTCTAGCAATCGGGTTTCCAGCCCTGCGCTTAGCAAGCGCCTTGGCGATTTTATCCCTGTTTTCAGCTCCATACTTCTGCTTGGCCAGCTTGATTTTCTCGGCGTTTTTGGCGCGATAGAGTTTTCGACGTTCGCGTATCGCATCTGCATTTTTGATCCGATACTGACGCTGATTTTCAGCGTACTTATGCTTCATCGAGCTGTATCGATTTTTCAGTCTTTCGCTGCTTTTCCGCCTGTTTTCTTCAAAAACTTCAGGTGTAACCCAGTATTGGAATGGGCTTCCATCTGGGTTCTTACCGCAAAAACCCCAGAAAATCATCCCGTCGTCGCGCTTGGTTCCTCTTGATATGTGCATGAAAAAACTCCGGCACAGGTGTAACCCATGACGGAGTTTGAGTCAATCACCAACTCGAATTACGAGCAGATGATGGTGGTCAAAGCGCCGGTGCATCGCCTAAAGATAATAGTCATTCCCTGCGAAGTGAAGATTGGCTCCGGCGCGTGAATGAACTCAGCATAATGCTGGCCCTTCTTCTCCAGCGGATCGGCGCAATCCACGTTGAGCTTGTAGGCACCAGTCACCCACTGCCACTCGCCCATGTAGTTGGTCGGCATCCAGGCCAAGTCGCCAACCCGATTCACGGGGCGGACGATATGGCTCTTGAACACATACGGGGTGACGACGAACGCCGCCTCGTACGGAGCAGTAGTCCAGCTCGGGTTGACGCTGTAGACCGTACCCTTGGTGCCGCTGGCACTGGTGAACGGCTGAACCAGCGTGTACTTGCCACCGGCATAGGTGAAGCGGGGCGGGAACAGATTCGGCACATGCCGGAAGTTCTTGATGACCCGATTGGCACCAATGCGCTTGAGCAACTCAGCACCGCTGCCGCTGCCCATGTCGGCATAGCGCAGATCGTCGCGGAACGCGGGGTTGTTCTGAGCGATACGCTGAGAAGCCTCCAGACCGATGTAGAGCGGGAACACCGGACCGTCGCTGCTGTAGCTGATGAAACCGGAGCTATCAGGATTGGTAGCACCGTTACGGATCAGCGTGGCAGCGGCGACATCCAGCATCTCCTGCGTCAGCTCGGAGGTGGACTGATTGAGCGCCTGACCAGTGGACACGCCATCGATCCAGGGGAACTCATTCACGCCAGACGGAATCGTCTCGGTCTGGGTGAAGCTCGAATCGGCAATCGCCTTGATGGCGTACTTGGCGAAAATGTTCTGATAACGAGTCTCCCACGACCGCTGCGCGCGGATCGAGAGCTTCTCCAGATACACGCGGAGGAACGCCTCGACGCGATGATCGAAGGTCAGATCGTCCTTACACAGGAGCGGACCTTTAAGCGCGAAACGCTCAGGACTCCAGGTGACGGCATTGTAGCCGACCGGAACGTCGTTGTAGGTGACATCGCAAGCGCCGCCGTTGTCACCGGGGTTGCCGGTAGCAAGGGTGATGGCCGACCAAGTTTCAGCCGAAGTCGGCTCGATGCTGGTCGTGGTGAACGAGGTCTGGGTCAAGCCAGTACCCTGGGGATACTCGCCACGCTCAATGAGGTTCAACCACATCGAGCGGTACGAGGCGCGTTTGTAAACGTCCTGAGCAAGCGACTCGGTAGCCACCGCAAAGGCGTTAAAGACATTAGGACAAGCCATAATCTAAAAAAGTAAACCGACGTTAGACCGACGTTATGGTTGGCCACACATCCACCACACGGTGGCTGATTATCCAACCTGCTGTATGCGGAGTGTCATTGCCGCTTAGACGGGTTGCCATGGATGACCAATCCGTGGCCTTGCTTAAGGTCGTTACGCGGGATGGAGCGATAGAAACGCTTATCGCGTCAATTAAAATGTGGCATCCATGGGGTTGGCCACTAGCTCCGATTGGATGGCGACGTACGAGCGATAACCCTTGATTGTCTCAATCCTATGCGGGGCGATGATTATCTCCCGCGCTATCATGCCGCGATAGGTGTACGGACCGGGGAAAGTACCCGTCATCAGAACGTAAAAGTCGATTGCGCTCGTTTTCGCGCTGTCCTTCCGAGCGTCCACCATCAGCTTTCCGCCATCGTACTTGGTCGTTTTGACATCGATGCGATATCCCGGCGGCGGCGGGATTGTCGCGTCGTAGAACGGATGCGGAGGAGGACGGTCGGTATCCAGGTCGGGATACACATTGAACAAGCGACAGAAAGCAATCTCGCCAGCTATGCCCTCCAAATCCACGGTCAGCGGCGACTGCGCGCTGATCTTCAAGTTCGTCACATTGAAATGGCGATTGTTTCCGTTGCGATGACGAGCGACGAAGTGGGCCAGTTTCTGCTCGCAGTAGGTGAGGGTAATAGTTTGACCAATTTTAATTTTATTTAGCATGGTCAAAAAGGCGGAAAATTTTTGAGGGGGGTATCGTAAACGAAGCCCACCCCCAAAGGGGGCTGGCCGGTCGGCGTCCAATGTCTACTTATCCCCTAGAAAAAGCATCCTTTTTCTGTCATTAGCTAATCTAATCCATTCCATTAGACAGCCAATGCCGCACAAACACTGTTATGTTTACTTCAAATCGGATTCGTTCGTGACTTGAATCTCCGAGATTCGATCCGGCATTGACCCCAACAAATTGATTGAAACACTCGCTTGTTCTCCAGTTTCACTCCAGCCGAATACAAGCGCAGACCGTTTGGCGACGCTTCCAAGGATTTGTTCCCGTGTGGATTCGTCACGGATTCCATCCAGACTGTATCCGTTCACTCGTTCAATCGTTGACGCTGCATCCTCGGCAAGCTTCGAACGAACGAGAATTGAAAGAGCTTCAATCGAGTTTTCCGTTTTAAGAGATTTATTCTCTTTGCAAACGGTTTGCATTTGCTTCCTTAACCTCGTCAATCCAGTTCGACTTGCTTTAGTTTGAACCGTTTCAACGCATAGCTTTAAGTCGTTTGCAATCGTCGACAATTCTTCCCCGGCAAGGTATCGGGCCGATACCGTTTCCCAGACTTCGCTTGGCTTCGCCATGCATGACGGGTAGCCGTTTTCCGTTCCCCCGGCAATGCGCCGCTTGTGACGGCGTTCAATTCCCCCGTTTTCCTAAGGAATTCCCCATGTTTTCCCCATGTCGAAAAAAAGTTTGGAAAAGTTTGTTGACGCCGTTTTCCGGTTCACCTAGCCTAGCGGCCCACGGTTGAATTTTAAATCGAACGCATGAAAACGCTGCAAATCCAGCAAACCACTTCGGGTCAATTTCGGTACCGTATCGTCCGACACTTCGAAGACTTGGCGAAGACTTGCGTCATCGTCGTCGATTGGGAATTCGGCCCGTTCAATCGCGAAGAAACCATTGCCCAAGCCGAGGAACGGTTCTCTTTCGATGAAATCCAAAGCCTGTAAATCCCCATGAAAAACCGCATCAAATCCCTCCTCATCCAATCCATGGCCTACGCCGCCACCGCCACCGCCTTTTACTTCATTTTCTTCCGTTCTCAATTCTAAACCCCAACGCATAAAATCCCATGAATTACCCTGAACAAATCCCCACCGCCTATGCCGCCGATTCCGCTTTGGAACGCGCCTATCGCCTAGGTTGGAACCATGGCCATGGCATCGCTTGCCACAATGTCCCGTCGATCGGCGATTCGATCGATCGTTCCATCGATTGGGTCGGCCTTGGCAAAACCGTCACGGCGGAAAATATCACCGAATATCACGAATGCCTTTGCTTCGCCGCCGAGTCCGGTTCCCGTGAATATTCCCCATTCGAATTCACCGCCCACGAATTCAACGAAAGCGATGACGCCAACGAATTATGGGAAGCTTTCGAATCCGGCGTTTCCGATTCGATTCGATTCGATTTGAAAGGCTATTCCTACGCCGAACTGGTCTGATTACCGATATCCTGTCCATGGGCAACCGTGGGCAGCAATCGGCAATCACGCCGAATCAAAAGCAAATCCCATGACCTTACACTCACCATTCATCATCTCGTCCCGCTTGTTCCCCGCCGTTTCTATCGGCCAAGGAAACGAACAAATCACCGTTTCCCTTTCCCCGTCCGGTTTCATTCTTGACGGCCCATTCGGTGAACACCGAGTCACCGATTTGACGCTACGGGGCGAACCGTCCATCGAATCCGCTTTCGAGACTTTGCTCTCCTTCATGACGGCGGCTGCCGAGTCTTTCCGATATCGGGGAATGGACGGTGAGAACTCGAACCTTTTCCCCGCCGAAGTCACCGAGGCTATCGCTCAGGTTTCATCGGAACTTGATTGCGTTTGGTTCGAGATTCACTCGGCCATTGAATCCGAGGAATCGCTTGTCACCGAGTAATCCAAAACCAATCAATCCCATGATCCTAATCTCCCGCACCTTTGAAACCGTCACGCCCGAATCCGCCGAATTCGGGGAATCCGACGACGCCGGATTTATTTGCCAATCTGAGCCGGTAACCTTCCGCGAACTGGTCGATTTAATGCGCGCGCATCCAATCCCTTCCTCGTTCCCTTGCGAAGGCTCCCGGTGGGATTGGCTTTCGTCCTATCCTGAGGAAAACTTCCGCGACTGTTCGAACCGGACCGAATCCCTTCATTACGACAAGTCAAACCCGCCGTCGCGCGACAAATACTGGCGGAAGGCTATGCGCGCCGCCGGAATCCGAGTTCGCCATTGATTCCCCGCGCCAATCCATTCGAAAGGGTGGATTGCAGCGGCGAATTAATCGCCGAATCAAAAGCAAATCCCATGAAATCCAAATCCGACGAAATCCAAATCCTTACCGCCGCCGCCGATAGTCTCGGCTCCGATTCCTACTGCGGCGCGTGGCTCCGAGAGCAAATCCCATTCATCGAATCTGACATTCGCTCCGACATTGAACCGGGAATGCTCGCCTCCGCATCGATTCAGGATTGCGCGCGCCGTTGCGCGGAAATGCGCGCCGACGCTATGCGTGAGCGTGACAAGATTATCTTGGATGCGCGCAACGATGCGGAGCGAATCATGGATGCCGCATTGAAGCTGGCCGATTCGATTCGTTCCAGCCTCCGGCGTGACATTGAATCCGCATTGCATCAAATCGAGAAGTTCTGATTCCCCGCGAGAAGCTATCGGCAACGGTAGCCTCCGGCGGGTAATCAAGCCCGAATCAAAAACACAAAATCCCATGAAGCAAACCGTCTCGTCCCATCAATTCGTCGACTCATTCCGTGCCGCTGGCCGTGAAAGCCAGTTCTCCCGCCCCGCTCTTTTCGCTCTTTTCGATTATCTGGAGAACTACGAAGAGGATTGTGGTGTCGAACTCGAACTCGACCCCATCGCAATTTGCTGCGAATGGTCGGAGCATCCGTCCGCACTGGCCGCTGCGAAAGAGTACGGTTTCGATGAGGTCTGCGGAGATGACGCGGACTGCGAACCGGAGGCTCTTGACTGGCTCCGCAACCACACCCAAGTCGTCGAATTCGAAGGCGGCGTGGTGATTCAACTGTTCTGATTCCTGACCCATCCTCCGCGCGCTATCGGCTCGACTGGTAGCGCGAAAGGGTAGGCCACCTATCCGCAATCAATCCATCCAATGCGCTACAAAATCCAACTCTCAACCTCAACCGGCGGCTGGTCAGACCTCCGCGAATCCGCAAACGACGGCCAGACCTACGAAACCTGCCTATTTCCTACGCGCAAAGCGGCCCTTGCCGCGCGCGAGGAGTTCTCCGAACTGTCCGAATTCCTCGAAACGCTCCGAATCGTCCCCGCCGAAACACCCGAAACCGAGAACATCTACGCCTGAAAACCCCATGAAATCCCAATTCACTCCCGGTCCTTTACCGCTCAAAATCACGCAAGCTGACGACTTTTTCGTTGTCGTAACGAATCAGGGAAACCATTACGCGAAGACATTCGATCCTGAAGCTGCGCGCCTAATTGCCGCTGCCCCTGAGTTGCTGGCTATCGTCCGCGCGCTACTGCCTCACGCGAACAACGAATGGACGCGCCTTGACGATCTGGCGCACCGTGGAAACCGGGAAAGCGAGGATTCGGCAATGGAACTCGACCGGCTAATCGAACACGCGCGCGAAACCATCGAAGAGATAACTGGAGACAACGAATGAAAACCCATACCCCCGGTCCTTGGCGAACAACCGGCCTTAACGTCCGTGCTGGCGACGCTCTTATCTGCTACGCAACCAACCATTGGGCGGACGATGAAACGCCCGAATCTGAGCGACAGGCCAATGCCGATCTTATCTCCTCCGCGCCTGAGCTACTGGCCGCGCTTGAGCGACTCCTAGAAAGCGCCGAGTACCTCAAGGAGGATTCGGACTCCGCCCATGGGTATCACGGCGAGCCTGAGTCATTCAAGCTGGCCCGCGCGGCAATCGCCAAGGCTAAAGGATTGGCGAACGACGAATGAGCCGCTAGAAACCTTCCGCGCGCGAACAAACCAACGAATCATGCATCCACTCCTCCTCTCCGCCCTGATTCAGGTAGAATCCGGCGGCAATGACCTGGCCCGAGGGCGTCATGGCGAACTTGGCGCACTTCAGATTAAACCAATCCTCGTGCGCGATGTGAACCGCATCATGGGAACATCCTACGCGCACCAACAAGTCACCAATCGCGCGGTTTCCACGTTCATTGCCACCGCCTATCTGAGCCACTACGGCAAGAATCTGTCGGATGAATCGCTCGCTCGAATCTGGCAGGGCGGACCAAAAGGTCATCAAAAATCCTCCACGCGCGCGTATTCCAAACGTGTGATGCGCGAACTCAACCGAATTTCAACCGTCAAGGAATCCTTTACAGTTGCCAGTCAATCCGACCATTTCACCGCCCGTTGAAACCCCGCTAACCAATGAAACTAACCATCCAATCGAAACAAAACGCCCAGACGATCATCGACCTGTTCAATGCCATCATCACCGGAGAAACCGAGGAGCATGGAGCAACGCCCATGAGCATCTACGATGAGGAGAAGCACATTTGCAGCATCGTCGCCGCGAATGGCGAGCAGATCCTTGAACTCATTATCGAGCGAGAACCCGGCGACAGGATCTGTCCCGCGTTTGAGGGAAACCCTGATGAGGAGAAGTTGCCGTGAAAATGCAACTATCTCCAAAACAACTCGAAGCGCGCAATCTGAGTTTGGCTGAATTGATGCGGATGCTTGTCATCATCGATGGCGACGACATTCCTATCGTTCGCGAGGCTTTAACAAGATTATCGGTTGCCGCCCATATTGCTGCCAGACTTGAAGACAGCCTTTTTTACGCGCGGATGTACAAGGATGCCAGCGAAGAAGGTCATGCGCGCCGTTCTGAGATGATTGACGATGCGGTCGATCTTATCTCGGTCTTTAGGAATGGAGGACTCTACCCATGAGCAGGAACGACCCAGCATCATACCTGAGCGGCACCGAACTCCGCGTGTGCCAGCTAATCGCCGAGCGTCAGATGCGCGGTGTCGAAAAGTACGGCACGACCGTCAGCGACAATCCGCTTCCCCTCCGCGCGTGGCTGCGTCATGCGCTAGAGGAGACACTGGACAACGCGATTTATCTCCAGCGCGCGATTGAGCAGCTAGAGCGCAATGGATTGGTCAGCGAGGAGGAGGTTGGCCAATGAGCCGCAATCTATTCGCCCCGCCCAAGTTCAAAGTCCAAATCAACGGCTCACTCGGATGGGCTGATCTGAAGGAGAAGGTCGTCATGTACAAAACTCTCGAATACCCCACGCGCAAGGAGGCTGAGGCGACGGCGCGAGAACTCAACCCCGGCGAGTACACTCAAGGCCGGATTCGGGTTGTTCCGGTCGAGATGCCGGAGGATTACGATGTTTACCCCACGCCCGAGAGAACCAAGCCATGAGCGACATCCGAGATGAACTGGCCGAAATCGATCCTGACCTGCTTCTCATGGACGGCTTCGATGACTGCATCATAGGCATCTGCGAGGCATTCGGGAGCGTCCCGGTCGTCGCCTACGATTACGACAAGGTGCTGGCCAACCTTCAGGCAAGCGGCATGACCTACGAGGAAGCCGTCGAGTACCATGAATTCAATCAGGCCGGAGCATACGTCGGCGAGCGGACTCCGGTGTTCATTCACCGCGTAGAAAGTTAGATGTCCCGTCGGCCACTGCTCCCCAAGCCAAAACTAGGTCATCCAAACGATTCGATTCTAGCGCATCAAAACCCATGTCCGCTGTCATCACACCATCCATCAATCAAAACGCATCAGCGCGTCGTTTAAAGCGTTTGAGCGGCATTCGAACCGAGCAACTGAGCGACGCATCTTCTTCTTTTTCATCCCGAACGGTTGCGTCCGCCCCGTCAGGAGGCGGTACAAGCATACCGTTTTCGGGATGAAACCACCCCTCCTTGGGTTTTTAATCCCAAGGGGGGTTTCATTTTAGTGAAATAGATGGCAAGTGTAGCTAACCGTGGAAGAGTTGAATCTAACCGAGAAAATGGAAATCTAACTTCTGGGTCTTGACAAGAGTCGGTATGAACCGCAGACTAGAGTTCGTTATGAGCTATTTACCATCAGGAAAAACACCTCGAACCATGTTCAGTCAGATGCCCCCGAAGCGGCATGACCTGGACCCGAGCAAGTCGGAAGTTCTGGCCTACATCGGACAGGAGATGGGCTGCGATTTGGCGGCGGCGATACGGGCTTTCAATTCGATGCGGCATCCGAAGTGTCGGGTGCTTGTCTTCGACAAGATTGAGCGTCAGTGGAAGGGCTGCGAATTCCGGCCCAGCGATGCGGAGACAAGTGAGCTATCGATCATCCGCGAGCATCGCGCCTTCGAGCGTCAGTTGGCTGTTCTGAAGTCAACCGTGCGCCGGTTGCAGGATGATGTTGAAGACCTCAAGCGGAAGACTGCAAAGCGGACCAAGGGCAAGAAAGGCGATGAAAGGAAAGTGGGTCAGCCAGCCGACGAACCCGCTGAAGAGCAACCCGTTGAATCTACCGAACCTTCTTTGGCCGACGAGTTTGCACGACTCTTGCCGCAGTATTCTTCGAAATAACCCAGAAACCAACAGACTATGGAAACCGATAAACTCACACAACTTGAACAAAATTTCGCAACGCTCGCCGGTTTCGTTGAGCGAGCAACCAAGAGTTTAGGCAGAATCGAAAAGACCCTGAAGGAGCATGAACGCAAGATCGATGAGGCGTTGCAGCGTTCTTCCCACCAAGACGACGACGATTCCGACTGCGAAGGCTTTGGCCCGAAGCCGGAGCGTCAGCCTTTCAATCCGAACGCCGAGACGTACACCCTGGAACTCCATCACGGCCCGTACACGATCCGCCGTGACGACGGTGAATCCGACAAGGAATGGCAACGCCGCAAGGACCATCTCATGGACCAGCGTGTCACGTTCCTCAATGGCAGCGGCGTGAACGGAACACCGGAGCAGGTGGCCTACCTTCAGAGGATCGAGGAACGCCTCGGTCGAAAAATTTTCAACTTACCTCTTGCCACGACTTAAGACGACTGCTAACGTGTCGCAACAATTTTAACAGCGTTCAGGCATAGAGCGCGCCGAGGGGGCGCGACGGGGATTTTGGATTTTCACCCTGATTGAACACTTGAACGCTGTTGCTTTCGATAGCCAATGACCCAGTGCTTTACATCCGCCGAAGCCGCCGACCGCTTGAGGATCTGCAAGGAGACGCTCCTTCGAATGGTCCGTGTGGAGGGCGTTCCTCATCGGCGAGTGGGTCGGAAGGTTCTTTTTACGGAGTCTGATCTGGCCGCGATTCTCGAATCCAAGAGCATGCGCGGTGAGGTCAACCCGTTCGCAAGGAAACCAAAAACGACAGTATCGGAGAACACAAACAATGAGCAGCAACAACACATTGACGGTAGTCGCGCCTAACCAGCCTCAATCGCTGGAGCAGCCGCAATCAGGACCAGAGTTCTATTCGCAGGCATGCACGTCGCTGGACGCCGTGAAGCAGCTTGGTGACTGGATAGCACACTCAGGAATGTTTGGGGCGACAAAGCCTGAACAAGGTTATGTCCTCGCTCTGGAATGCATCGCCAGCCGGATGACTCCGCTTTCATGGAAGCGCGAGAACCATTTGATCAATGGCAACATCACGATGAAGAGCGAGTCGATGCTCTCCGGGTTGATGAATGCTGGGTGGGATATCGACTGGATTCAGTTCGATGCCCAGGCGGCGATTGCCGACTTCAGCAAGGGTGCGAAAAAGGTTCGGGTGTCATTCACCGCAGATGATGCGAAGGTTGCGGGTCTAATCCCCGCAAAGCCGGGAAGCGGGTGGGCCAAGTTCCCCGCTGAGATGCTCAGAGCGCGGGTCATCAGCAAGGCGACTCGGATGCTCGATCCGCGAATCACGCAGGGTCGATACACGCCCGAGGAGGTGGCAGACTTCAATACCCCATCGACATCCACCACCGCTCCGACTCCAACGCGCCAGACGGTCAATGTGACGCCGGAATCGACCTTCTCGCTCGTCGAGAAGCTGGAGCAAATCCTCGAACCGCATGCGGACATCGCCAATGCGTTCCTGCTCTCGAAGAACCTGATCAAGGAAGGTCAGAACTTCCGCGATGTATCCACCAAGGTGGCCAACATGATCATCAGCGATGCCGATGGTTTCCTTACCAAGGCCAAAGCGTTTTCCAGCCCGACCATCGAATGAGCGACTCAGATTGGAAAGCTCAACGGGCGGAAGCCGATTATTTGCACGACGAAGCTATGCAAGAGCTTCAGGAGCAACTGGATGCGGCCAACGAAAGGTTCCGAAAACTCAATCTGCACACCCTCGATCTGGTCGATCGGATTCGAAGACTAGAAGAGGCCGGTGACAAAATGGCTTACAACCACAATCCGTTTACGTTCCTTGATTGGCAGAAAGCTAAGGAATCGAAACCGTCCAATCCAAGCCCAACCATCGAATGAGCATTCTAAACCGCCACATCAACTTCGACATGCCATCCGAGAAGTATCACGCCGTTGATGCGCTCTCCAAAAGCATGATGTCTAAGATCCTCAAGTCACCGGCGCATTACAAAGCCGCGCTGGACGAGCATCAGGAGCCGAGCAAGGCCATGCAGCTTGGCACCGCGATTCATACCGCTGTTCTCGAACCGCATTTGTACTCGCAGGTTGTCGCCGTGATTCCGCCGGACATCGACGGTCGTACCAAGGAAGGCAAAGCGTGGAAGGAGCAGCATAAGAGCCGCATCCACCTGACTCATGCCGAGGACATCGATGTGCAGGGTGTGGCCAACTCTGTTCGTCGGCATCCCTTCTGGGACATCATTCATCTCAACCACAAAATTGAGGCGAGCGTGTTCGCTGAAGACATTGAAACCGGCATCGCTCTGAAAGCTCGTCCCGATCTGTGGGTCGAGGATCATACCCTGGTCGATGTGAAGACGACGGACGACGCATCGCCTGAAGCGTTTAGTCGCACGATTACTTCGTTCGGCTACCATATTCAGGCGGCGCATTATCTCGCCATGACAGGAGCCGAGAACTTCGTATTCGTCGCCGTCGAGCGTAAAGCTCCGTACGCCGTTGGAATCTACCGCCTCGACGCCGAATGGCTTCAGGCCGGTGAGAACATGCGTCGGAAGGCAATCTCGACGCTGCATGAGTGCCGCGCACTGGACAGTTGGCCAGCCTATCCGACGACGACCGTTACCCTTTCATGCCCAAAATGGGTGCTGAATAAATCCGAGAACTAAACCAAAATCGAAACCTACACATTATGTTCCAAGTAAACCGTAAAGAAGCCGCAGGTGGACGCTACATCGACACCGAGGGCGATTTCAGAGTCACGCTCATCAAGGTTGAGGAGAACCTTGATCCGAAGGGCCGCGAGGTCTGCAAGCTCACGTTCCGCACTGAAGATGGTGCGAGCATCTCCGACCGATTCCTGAACCAGGAGAACGTCTGGTGGCGCGTCAATTCGCTCGTCGCTGCGACGAATCACAATGTGCCAGATGGTACTCAAGTTGACTTCCTTGGAGTGAAGGGCAGCTACGCGAACTTCCTGAAGTCGATGATTGGTCTTGAGCTGATCATCACCACGCGATTCGAGGACTACGAATCGAACGGCGAGAAGAAAAAGGCTGTTCGCCTGAAGAACATGAAGCCTATCGCTACGACTCCCGACACCGAGGAGAAGCCGTTCTAATTCATCACGGAGGGGAGCGCATTCCGCGATAACGCTCGTCAATCAACCATAACGCATCCAATTCGCATCCATGAGAGTCAAACTTGCAGCCATCACCAAACCCCTTGTCGGCGACGGTAACCTGACCGCCAGCGACTTCATCACCTACGCGGCGCGTGTATCCAACCCGTCGAACCAGATGAGCTTGCTCACCGCTCCCAAGCTACTGGCCTACTGCATCAAGCACGGCCATTGGAGTATCTTTGAACAGGCCAGCATGACCGTCGAGATTCAGACGAGCCGCGCGATATCAGCGCAGATCATCAGACACCGCTCGTTCTGCTTCCAAGAGTTCAGCCAGCGATATGCGCCATGCGACGAAGCAGAACCTGTCGAACTCCGCACCCAGGATCTGAAGAACCGTCAGGCTAGTGGCGATACCTACGCTCAAGACTGGGCTATGGACGCGATGGCCAAGTCAATCGATCTGGCGTTCAAGACGTACCGCACCCTGCTCCAAGAGGGCGTGAGCCGCGAAACCGCTCGCATGGTCCTGCCGCTCGCCACTCGAACAACTCTCTACATGACCGGCAACATCCGCTCATGGATTCACTATCTTGAGCAGCGGTGCGCCAAGGGTACGCAGCTTGAGCATCGCCGTATCGCCGAGGCTATTCGAGACACGATCTTCGCTGTCGAGTTTCCGCACATTCACAACGCATTGCAGGAGGCGAAATGAGCGATACACCGAGGACGGAAAACTATGATTGGTCGTTCCACCTGCTCTTTGCTGAAGCACAGAAGATGGAACGCGAACTCAACGCGGCCAACAGCAAGATAGAACTGCTCATGTCGGCAAACGCTGACGTTGCTCGCATTGCTGAAGAACGGGATGCAGCGGAGAATCGCATACCTCTGCTCATCGCAGAGCGC